TTAGCATAATGCTATGATTTCCTTAAAAACATTAGATAGAGATACCTTATCATTGCTTGGTATATATATCTTAGCTTTGCCTATTTCAATTTTTATAGTTGATGCTGAGACAGGATTAGGTGGAATAATATTTTGATTTACAGCCTCATCAGCTTCCTTATCTTTAAAGCTAACAGCATGAAATACAGGAGTGTTATTGTTTTGTAATTTTTTTCTCCTGTAGTAAAGCTGATGGGCACTTATACTATTCTCTTCACAAAAGGCCTTGATGCTTCCTTCATGAGAAGAGAATTTATCTAAAATATCTTCCCAGTCAATGTTCAGTGCTTCATTTGTCATAACAGATACCTCCCTATTGCTTGTTATCTGTTATTCTAGCAAAGCTTCCTGGTACAATCTAGGCAGAAATTCTTTGGCGCTTACTCATATTCATCCTTTCATTTTTATTTAAGTTTTGATAAAGGTACGTGTAATTCTACATAAAACAAGGAATGGGTATATTGCTAATCTTTCAAGCAAATATGTCCATTCCTTTAACCTTTATTTGATTATTTCAATAAATTTATGGCATTTAAAGAAGATGATATCTCTCATTTCAAATTTATGAATCGTATTCAAATGTAACAATCTTACACGCTTCGCATCTATAAGCTACTACTTTTTTCATCTTAAATCCTGACAAACCTACTAATGTTTCATCTCCTATAGCGGTAATTTTAGTATTATTATTATCAGCCCACATTATTTGATGTGGAGAATATATGTATCCATTTTTCATTTTTTGTCCACATTTAGGACAACTTACATTATCTACTTTTCTCATTGATCCCACCCTTTGTACTCCTGCTTTACGCATTATATAAAACTACTAGCCACTATAAGCAATTCTTCCATTGTCAAATCCAATTATCTGTTACTACACATTTAAAAGAGAGTGCGTCTTTATGCTATTATGAATTTATTTTGATATTCTGTATAAATTCTGCATTTACAAGTTCATTGCCTTTTTTAGTTTCAACTTCAATCCAGTTTTCATTTACATCAATTATTTTTCCTACTATAGTTGTTCCAAATGACCCTGTGCTTATTTTGCAACTTTTCCTAATATACTTTTTGATTAATTCGTTCATTATATTTTTCAACCCCTTTTTTTTCTTTCTTTTTATCATTACTGCTTTTCGCATTTCATGTTGTTGCGTAAAAATAACAAAAAATGTTATAAACACCGATGCGTATATACCAGGATTCAACTAACATCACTCCCTCACATCTTTTTCTACTTCTGTTGCACATAATTCATATGTGACGACTAAAAAAGATGATGTAAACTAATCTAGTTTCTTCTCTACTTCCTCTAACTTTATATACATTTTTTGCAAAAGAAATATGGTTGGACTTAGAAATCCTACAAGACCAAATATTCCTCCCGCATTTGAGCTACTTCCTAATGCCATACCGATATATCCCGTTATCAGAGATATAAAAATCAAAAACATTATCTTCTCCCCCTCTATAATTAATTGCTATTTCACACTTTGCATCTGTGACGCCTTAAAAAGATAATGTGTCTTTAGATTAGTTATCTTAGTACACCCCATAGTAGTACAATTAAAAGCCCAGTAATACTGCCAATGCCAGTCCAGTGCATAGCACCATCATCTATAGTTCTTTTAAATGTAGTTAGTATTTTTCCAATTATAATAAAAATAATTGCTAAAGTAATAAAAGTTTTGCCATAAAACGAACTGAATCCATTATCGGTAACTGACACTATAAATATAGGAATAAAAATTACCAAAAAAGCAATTATATACGATATCAACCTCCACTTAACAGCATTTAGATATAATGTAATCATCCACTTATTCTTTTTCATATTTAACCATTCCCTTTATTATATAAACAATGTTTAGTTTCGCATAATTTATCTACTAAGTCTTAAAAACATAATATAAAGTAAATGTTTAACTACATATTACTTAATTTTCTTATTTTTTCCCATAATTTAATTAAAAAATTTCCTATCCCAAAGGTATTCCCAATATGATTTGCGAATTTCATCCAAATTCTTGTGATTACTATAACTATAAAAAATACCATTGATAGTGCTAAACCCGCTTGAATATACTCCATAAGTTATTCCCCCTACAAGTAGTCGATAAATCAATAGGCTTAAATGTGCAAAATTCATCTGTTACACCTTTGAAAGATAATGTGTAATAGTTTTAGCTTCTATCTCTCTTTAGTAATGAAAAAATGTATTCATCCCAAAAACCGTTTTTATAGCATCCATGCTCTCTTAAAATTCCTTCTTTTTGAAAATATAGCTTTTCAAGAAGGTTTATTGATTTTTCATTTTCTAGCATTACATATGCTTCTATACGGTTTAAATTTAAATCCTTAAACCCATAATCCAAAATAGCATTTAATGCTTCTGCCATAAACCCTTTCCCCCAGTAATGGCTTCCTAACTCATAGCCAATTTCCCCAATATATTCTTCTTGCTTTAGTCCAGAATTATATCCACAAGTACCGATAAGACACTCCAATGTCTTGCTATATATGCCCCAACGAATGGCTTGTTTCTTTTCAAATAGTATATTCAATAGGTTAATCATATTTCTTGCTTCACACGTATTAGTAAAAGTATTTATATTCATATATCTAGTAACTTCGTTATCTGACCAATATTTGAATAAAGAACTTGCATCCTCTTCTGTCAATTTCCGTAGGATTAATCTTTCAGTTCGTAATATGGGAAATTCATTATCTTTATTGTTCACCATGTGTTATTTTCTCCTTTGAATAATTTAGTAGCACATCATGTCATATTTTTTATCTGATATAAAACACTACAAGAAATATCCTTCACTATAAATATATTTCTGCATAAAAATTTAAGAATCCTTTAAAATACTAAATAAAAGTTCACAGTAATCTCTGTAGAAAAGGGATAACTGATTAAGCCATCCCTCTCTTAAGCTTCATTTATTATACTTACAATTCTTCATTAACCTTCGCAATAAAAATACTGTCTATTTTCTCAAATGAAGGCAGAGCAATTTCTGAAACAATGGTCTGTACATTCACTGGGTGAGGTTCTTTAATGGTAGTAATAGCCACACCTGTGTTAACAATCTGTACCTTTGCATCAGTATTGCCACTCATTAAATCGGATTCTTCAGGTGTTGTTCCAAAATAGGTATTTCCTAAGTTACCCTCTGGAATTAATGTAAACACATCATCAGGGAAGAATTGATGGGTACTTCCATCTGTTAGAGCATATTTTTTATTATATACTGCTACAGTAAGTCCTAGTTTTGCAGATAAATACTGTCTTAACATATTATCCGTTAGAATAATATTATCTGCTCCTATTGGATTCATGTCTAATCTTATGGACTTATTTGTAAGTAAATAATTCCAAGTCTTTAATGTACATATTGCTCTTGTTGGTTTATCCCCTGTACTTTCTTCAATCTTGTTAACCCATCTTTGTATATCCTGAATCGGTGTAGAGGATTCTACGTTACTCCATCTAGCTCCTGTTAGTAATGTTTCTTTATGCTCAGAACTAAATTTATAGCCATAGTCATAATTTACTCGATTGGCTGTGATGGATATTTTTCCTGTGGAGAGTAACTGCATCCTCATTCTTTCATTGTTAACTTCTGCCCCTTCTACAAGATTATTTACATCATCATAAATCCGTTGAATAATAGGCATCACATAGGCACTATTCATTGAACCTGCTGCTTTATTTAACTCCTGTCTCTCCTTTTCACCAATCCTCATGGCTTCTCTAAAGAAAGGCATCTCTGTTTCAATTTTACTAATCCCTATTCTATCCCTTAAGGTTGCCTTGGTATCAAAGGCACTAGGCATTAAAGCTACTGGTAGTCCATTATGCCCTTTAATTCAAGATAAATCTAACCCTAACTGTTTCTTTGGTGGAAATAGCGTTCCTCCTAGATAAGGAATATTGTTACTAGGGTTATTGGTATAATAGGTTGCTATCTCCTCTGCATTTACTAAATCAAATATATTTTTCATATGTATCACTTCTCCTTTTCTTATTTTTTATTTTATAAAGCTAATTTGTTTTAATGCTGTTACTGCATCTACAGCTGGTGCTTCTGGAAGTTTATCTATTGCTATAAATCCATGAATAAGCATAGCAGCTTCTTTTGCACCATAAGTCACATCCACATCATAAAATAAAACACCCTCGGCTTCATTTGCATCAGTGCCTTGAGTGTTTTTCCTTACAACTACTTCATCTTCATTTAATAAAACCGGCTTTGATTTTCCTCCTACAATGGTTCCTGCTGGTATGACTTTCTTTCCATACTCGTTTACTTCTATTCCCTCATCACTCACTGTAACTGCTATGGCTACATAATGGTCGGGAAACTTTAATATTTCCCTCGTGCTCGTATAATTTGTTTCAACAAACTTTGACATAATCAATTCCTCCTAATTTTTTATTTTGTTTTACTTAAAATATTGTTGCTGTGCTTCTTGTGAATACTGTTGACTTTCTTTTATTTGCTTTGCTAATTTCAAACCAATGCTCTCTGTAGCTGTGGTTTTAGATCCATTAGCTGGTGGAACATATCCTTGCTTTAATCTTTCAGCCACCTGTTTTTCTACCACTTTATTAATGGTGGATATAAGAGAATCAGCCTTTTCCTGAATCATATCTATATCTCCACCAACAACAAAATCCAGTAAATCAAGGTCATAGTTTTTCTCCTTGAAATACTGGATTTTTTCTAGTTTCAGTTCTCTATCATATAGTTCTCTTTCTTTTTGCTGTAATATTTCCTCCTGAGTCATTTCTGATTTTTTCTTTTCTTCCTCATACTCCTGTTGTAATTTCTTTTTAGTTGTTTTAACAGCTTCACTTACTCTTTTATCTGCGTAGGATTCCATGAACCTTTTAAATTCATCATTCTCTAGCACAGATTTAATATCAAACTCCTGTGTTTCCTTTGATTGAGTATCCACTTCCTGTGTCCCCTCAGTCTTTACATTTTTGTTTTCTTCCATAATGATTACCTCCAATATTTTTATTTTATTTGAATGAGTAATTCTATCCATCCCATAATGTTATGGTTAAAAACCCTCATAAAAATCGATTTGTCACGCTTTAGGATTTTAAAAAAACAGCAAGTGGTATATTACATCTAATCCCTCATTTTTGCATTTCACACCCATTGATTTTACTAACTTTCAGGTATGTCTAAATCGTGACATTTTGTGTTTCACTCCTACTTTTTTGTTTTCTAAGTCTAGCCTTTTCTTTATCACTATGTTTCTTGCAGCTATCACAATATCGCTGTCTGTTTGAATTAGCTTTTACATAAGTACCACACCTTTCACATTTGATTCTAGGCTTTGCTGGTTTAGATGAAGTTGTACTTCCTTGATCCTTTGAATGATAAATACGATATCCGCTTTCTAAATCATCCTCTAAAGGTAGCACTCCTTTTTCAAAATACTTGCATCTACCTACTTCTTGATTCTCTCTAAAAAATATACAAGTGGTATCAACCATACAACAATAATGATTAATACCACAAAACTGAGAATCATAGTTTGCACATTCCCTCTTGATTAAGCTAGTGATTTCCTTTTTAAATTTTTTATCCAATATCCACATTTCCCCTCTTTCAATATCTTATATTAAATATCTACTATATCTACACTGGCACCCAAAAGCATTGACAGTTTGCATGGGCTGGCATATCTGGAAGGTTATCATCCTCTATATAAAAGGTTTCTCCATGCATGCTTTGGCAATAATCACAGGTAGTGTGGCATAATACTGAACACCACATAATTTTACCTTTATAGTCCATGACTTTAAAAGCTGTACGTTGAGATAAGTTAAATATACGGGATTCTTCCGTCATCATTAACCGTTTGCTCTGATACCCACTATATTGAAATGCTTTATCTATCTCTTTAGTCAATTGTTGATAATCCCTTCCCTCCTTTATGCCAGTATTAATTAGATGATATAGCTTTGTAACCAACTCCTGTTTATTCCTATGGATTCTATTGCCAAAGGTATCTTCCTTAAACTTTTGATGTATATGGTCATTGATTAGATTAGGATTCAAAGGAAGTGGCGAACTACCATCTAGTAGATCACTATGCTTGATATAGGTATCTTCATAGATTTCATTTAACAGATTTTCCAAGATGTTTTTTTCCAGTGCTGCCATAGCACCGACTTTTTCCAGTAGCAATTTCTCCACCTGTACCATAAAGCTTTCACGTTGATACCTATTAATAATTAGTTTCCCATCCACAGAGTAATGATGATAAAATTCCAGTAGCATCAATAGTAATAGTCTTAGTATTTTCCTATGCTCAATTTGAAGTTTCTTCTCTTGTTCCTCCGTTCTTTGAATCATTGCCTGTTTTATCTCAATAATTTCACCATGTCTACTCATCTAAACCATCCAAATTATGTAATTCTATTTGCTTTTGTTCAGCCTTGAATTTACTGATCTCCACCTTCGGGCTTTCGATGAAGGGAAGTAATGTCAGCAGAGATTCTTGAGAGCATACATTTTGAAGCTTGGTGATAACATCAGCAAGACCAACAAGATCCGTTGGAAGGTTTCTTGTGAATTTGATGGCTATGTCCTTATAGTCAAAATATCTACCCTCTTTTTTAGACAAAAAAATAAAGAGATTTTTTAGTCTCTTCTTTATTACCTGCTCCATGATGGCTTCACGGAGGGCTACTCTATTTTCAAGATTTAGTAATTTATTCCTAATTGCCAAGGAGGATGTATTGGCTGCCCAGTTCTCATTAAAATTTACTTGATCCATCATATCAAATATTTTTCTTTCAATATTATCCAGTTCATTTTTTACGAAGGAATCATTGATGTCTTTTGTGAGCCACTTTACTGAACCACCTTTCGGGACTTGGATAATTCCCATGGATTTCATCTTTAGTAAATCTTCTTCTTCAATTTTGGCATTTTCTATCACGAGATAGGCATTTCTATGGTCTGAAATCTCGTTAACTAAATCTGAATTGATGGCATTATAGGCATCTACCAGACTAATGACATCATGAAAGCCACTCTTCCTTTCGCTGTTTGCTGGGCAGACGATTATGGGTACTCTATCAAAAATATGAGTATGCTTACCTTGTAGCTTTAGTCCATCTTCTATAATATAGTGAAGTATTTCATGATTTGTATATACATCAAGATAGGTATTTTCATCAAATCTCCTATTAAATTTATGAAGAGCTAGTATACCATTTCTTTCTGCTGTGCCATCCTCTAGGACATAGCAACTCATAGGATTTAGGATTGTACCACAAAACTCTCCATCTTGATTGATATAGTTCAATTCGTAGCTCTCTCCATAAATTTCACTGGATTTTCTAAGATGAATATTGTGCTCCTTGTCCCAGTGACTAATATTTTTATCAATGGCATCTATGATTTCATCATCATCTGTTTTGGATATGAAATTAACAGGCTTACCCAATAGATAGCCTGTTTCATTGTCAACGAATTTTCTAGGAAAATTGAAAACTAACTTCATGTTACTTCTGCTGTCCTGCATGGCATAGTTGTTAAGTATACTATGGTTTCCTTCGTAGTAGTCCTTGTATTTTTGCTTGATGCTGGAGTTATTCTCTAACTCGGTTAAGCATTGTTTTATAAGGCTTTCATTAATTTGCAAAGTATCACTTCCTTTCTAAAAATGGACATAAAAATAGCCCATACCATTTCTGGTATAGACTAATACTATAGTGCTATATTGTTATATCTAATGCTTCTAATATATATACGATGAAACTGCGGAAAAAATTCAACTGGCAATCAGTTATTACATATAACTGTTCTTTTTCTAATAAGAAATTTAGAACATCTTCATCATTGTCAGCCATAATATTAAGTAACAAGAAGTTTTTCTTATTACAAAAATCGCCAATCTCATTTTTGATTTTTTCTAAATCACCTAACACTCTATCCGTTACTATTCCTGCTGAATGTGCATATAAATTTCTTATAATGGTAAAATATGTCCATAGACTTTTAATCTCATTATAAGCTTCTATAGTTGAACCAGTCATTTCGCTTATTTTATCTGTAAATATAGTAAGCTTATTTTTCTTTACAATGAACTGTTCTAACTCTCTCATCAATCCTGACTGTGTTGCCTTCGGATTGCCAATAATCGCCTTTATATTATCTTCAAACAGAGCATATATAAGAATAAACTCCTGTAAATTTAGAAAAAATTCAAGTGTATATTTAAAGCTTAATCCTTTCTTACTCAACGTATCGAAAACATTTGTAAAAACATTTGACTTATCACCTTTATCATACAATCCTCTAGCATCAATACCCATTCCCAAAAGATGCACACAAATTCTATCGTCATTATTGGTAATTCTACCGTTATGTTCATCTATAAATTCCTTAATATCATTGTTTGATGCTGATTCTAATAAACTGTGAAATGCCAAGTTGCTTAGTTGCATAAAACTATATATGTTATAGAATGCCTTATAATATTGTCCACTATTTTCGTCAGGCTCTCGCATCGTAATTTTACAAAATATCATAACCCATACACCTTCTTTTAACTTATTTTATTATCAATCAAAATAACAATCCCCTATCATAAAACCTAATCCTCTGTACACCTTGCACCAATTGAACAGCTCCATATAAACTATCAGGAGCATCATCATTTTTAGCAAATTTATTATAGTCCTTTATTTGATTATTATATCCTATGTTGGAAGAATTGAACAGTATATGTCCCTTCTTAATATCAGGCTCTAAGCTAATAATCCTTTCATGTTTTTGCCCTCTTGCAACTACCTCTTCAACAAGAACAAAGATTCTATTATTCCACAGTTCCTCTTCAAATTTCTGCTTCATATAACTCTGTGCCTGTGTTCCTTCAAAGCCAATCTTCTCAACTGGATATAGCTTAAGTTTATCAATTGCCATTTTAAATAAATCATCAGGAAGCAATTTATAAATAGAACCATCTACTACATACATCTGATTAGTTTTATTATGCTTTCCCAAGATTGTAATAGCACTATAGTCATTTCTTTTTCCTGCTTTAATTGCAGGATCAATATACATGACCATTTCCATTTCCTCATATTCTGGCAGCCTGTCCCAGTAAGATATATTTTGAAATATATAATCATCTGTACTTCTAGGGTCATTCTGCATCTCTTTATAAAAGGACTTATCTCCCATGGCTTGCTTCTTACACATAAGATAGTAATAATCTAAATACTCTCCCCATAGAATTTCAGTTCCCTCTAGCATTTCCTCTTCATGGTCATAAAAAAAAGACTTGGAAGTTTCAATTCTATCCAAGTCTTGAAGGTTATTATATTTAGTTTCCCACTGGCTCCATAAATCATCTCGTTCAGACCAGTTAATAATGGCTGCTTTCTTTATGCTTCTCACCCCTGGTATTTTACCTTTTAGTAAATCTGCCATTAAATCTTCTTCATTTAAAATTTTTCCAACTACTAAAATGTTGGTATCTCTTGTACCTATGGGAATTACTACATCTCTAAAGACACTTTTTACTTGTTCTCTTTTGGCTTCACTTTTAGCGGTATCATCTTTAAGCAGATCATCCAAAAGTACCAATGTAGGGCGATGTTGCTTATAATGGATACCCCTAAGGGAACCATCAATTCCCCTTATCATGATACATGAATCCAGTCCACCTCTACTTTTAATCCATATCTCATTATTGTTCCAGCGACTGCCTTTTTCAATACCAAAGTCCTCTATTAACATTTGATTGTTTTCTAATTCGTCTTTAATCATATCTAAGAATGGTAGGGCAATCTGTTCTGTTGCTGAAATGATTAATGTGAATTGTGACTTGTTATATAAAGTGGAATACAGGGGAAATAAAAAAGAGTTGATTGTGCTTTTGCCATGTTCCCTTGGAAGTCCAAAAGCTTCAATCAACCCTTTATTGTTTAGCATATATTTTAATTCTTCAAATAGCTCTTTGTGAAACTGCCCAAACTTCCTGTCAAAATATTTAGGGAAGTAACACAGGGCAAAAAATTCTATGTCCATCTCGCCAAGTAACCTTCTAAGTTCTGAAAATGAAAACTCCCCTACAAGTTCTTCTATCTTGTTCGGAGAGAAAGATTTGTTCAGATATTCTTTTAACAGGAGGCTTTGACGGCGATGGTCTTGTTCATGTATCTGATGCATATTGCCTCCTTTTCGTTACTTTGCCATAAATTCCTTAACGCTAATAACCTGTTCCCATTTAACTTCCCATAATGTAGCTTGTATTGATTGTTCTTCTTTTTTCCCTGACCAATATTCATCGTTAACATCTAAATCAAAGATCTTCTCCCAACTTCTAATTAACTCATCTCTAAAGAAACCCATTGTTTCAGACTGTTCATTTAAATTAAACATGCTTTCATGCACATAACCATATTGGGCTAATCTTTCATAAAAATTATCATATTCCATTTCGTAATCGCATATATATCCATAGTTTAGGATACAATTGAATCCATGAAAATCGGATAGGAGAAAACTTTTATTAGATGCTTCAAATTCTATTCTAGCACCTTTTGTACCTTTCTCTAAATGTCCTGAAAACCTTAAATCTGGTTTTGGCTTTTTTACTCCACTCCACTGATGCCATGCCCATATTGGAAATTTGATTTTTTTATCAAGTGGCGATCCAATCCTATTTTTCATTTGTCCTACTATCCAATTATACTGAAATTTGAAATCATTCCAAATAAATTCTTCTTCTGCACGAAGCACCCCTGTTTCCTTGAACTTCTCATATGCAGCAATATTCTGTATAGTCCATAGCTTCATTTGCATTCTCCTTACTTTTTCACCTTACATATATGATAAATTTTGGGGTAATAAATGTCAAAAAAATTTTCATATCCTTTACTGTTAGCCTATCTTCCCAAAATAGAAGCACCCCTCCCATTGGGAAAAGTGCGTTAAAAAAGAATGGGTATTTTACCACTCTAATCCATACATCTACCCAAACAACTTATCCTCTATAATCATACATATCTCATGAAATATAGCTGCATCTTCAATTTTTATTTCTCCATCCCTTAAAAACTTTAGTAGTTTCATTGAAACTTCATCTTTAGACTGTATATCCACTGTTACAATAAATTCATTAGCAAGAATTTTTAAATCTATATCATTAATATCCCCTATTATCTTCATAGGCACTTTCCTCTCATTACTATAAATTTGGTATGTTTTATTATGTAATTCTACATTTCCTTCTATTTTCCTCTAAAGACATATGACTGTACCCCATTATAACCCCTACACCCATTGATTTTACACGCAGGAAGTCTGTTTTAAAAGTTATTAATCCCGATTAAAACTTCCCCATAAAAAATGTCAAAAAAATTTCTGCACCCTTTGCTGTCAGGGCATCTGTTTGAAATAGAAGAACCCCTCCCTTCTATAATAAATAGAAAAAAAGAGTGGCTATCTCTACCACTCCAGTCCTTCTAGTGCTTCAATTTTATCCTTTTCAATTGTCAATGTGTATATGTTAGTGCTTTGTATATTGTCATGTCCAAATATCTGCTGAATAGTTGTTATTGGCTTGCCTTCTCTAACCAGCTTATATCCCAAGGTATGCCTTAATTTATGAGGAGTTATTGCAATTCCTACTCGATCCCCATACTTCTTCAATATTAGATTGATAGCATTTCGATTTAAGCTCCCTCTTTGACCTATTAGTAAGTGATTATCGGCTGATTCTCTTCTAACTTCTAGGTATTCACCTATAGCTTTCCTTACATCTTTATTAAGTGGAACACCTCTTAGTGCATTTCCTTTGCCAAGCACTGCTATTTTGCCCTTCCTATCGGTCATCTCTATATCGTCAAGCTTTAAATCCACCAGTTCGCTTACTCTTATGCCTGTTCCCAACAATATCTCAATGATTGCTATATGCATCTTATCTCCTGTCCTATGAATCTCTGCCCTAAGTTTCCTTAGTTCCCTGTCATCAAGCCCTTTATATTGGCGTGTTTCCTTGTTTTTTATAGGTTTGATGCTTAGTTCCTTTTCAACTTTTCCTTCCCTGTGCAGCCAAGCTAAGAAAGCATTAACGCTTGCAATTTTACGATTTATTGTTATGATTGAATCAGTACCGTTTTGCATATACTTCTTATATTCTACCAAGTCCAGTTCTATTAGTTTATCCAAGCCATAATCAGTTCGGTTATTGTACCAGTTTATAAAAGCTTTGGCATCCCTAATATAGCAGGAAACGGTATTAATGCTTTTATCTTGTCCCTTTAGATATTCTTCAAAAGCTTTGGTATAAGCCATGTTCAGCACCTCCATTAGTATTTGGTGTGTACATGATACCTCTGAAGGTGCTGTAAGTAAAGATAAATCTCAATCCATAACCGTCATTATGTCGTCAGTTTTGGCTAATTTAGGCTAATAATTGCAATGAAAAGGGCATTTATCTCCCTAAAAACTCGATACATAATGTTACTGCTAATCAGTATATTCATCTTCTTGGGGAGCGTCTAAGATATTATCTTCATAATCCTTCGCACCCTCATCAACCTCCGAATACTCAGCTTCAACAATATCATCTTGAATCATTTCTAGGAACAGTTTCTTTCTTGCCTGCTCGTTATCTTTAGTATCCAATATAATTTCTTTTCTTTCATTCCACTTTTCAGGTTGCCGATTCCTTAACCAAAAGGATAAAGCTGTAGCATTTGCTGGTTGATGACGTTTTATCTTTTCTATCCTCGTTCTTTTTTTACCATTTTTATCTTCCTCTACAATTGTTTTAATTTCTTCATATTCATACCCAATAGCTAATTTGAAAAGTGCTTTTTCTACCTGAGAATCCATAACAGACTTCCCCATAGAAACGAGTTCAGATAGTATTTCATGTTCCTTCATATATCTATACCATGTATCATGGCTTATATCTAAGCGGTCACATATTTCTTTATCAGTGGCTCCTTCTAATAACCAGTCTTTAATATCAGATAGATGGGGTAAAATATGAGTTTCCCATTTAGTCATTTTATTTGGTACACCTTTTCTGCTCAACTATCACCTTACCTCCTCATAACTAAAAAAGAGCCTTATTATTGGCTCTCATCAAAGTCTCTATTATATCTAAATAATGATACATCTCTTACAGAAGATTTTATGTCCCTATCAAATATTAATTCTTTAAGATCATTCCCTGACAGAAAGGCTCCTTCCACTCCCCTAGCTTTCATTGATTGATAATGTTGAGATATTTGTCCTGCTAAATATTGTGGTAGAGAATTATAATTACCACTTCCTTCACCACCAATGTCCTTACAAGAATTAAGGTTTTCTACAGTCTCAGGATATCTCTTTTTTAATTCAAAAGCTAATTGATATGGAGTTAGAAAAGGCTTTCCAAAATGGTGATTCTGATTTGGTTTAAAATTAACATCTTTTAAAATCTCGATTATTTTATCTTCCAATCTTTCATTCTTCCATATACTCATACCCTCATCCCCTTTCACCAATAATTATATACCAGTAAAAGGAAATGGACAATCTAAAAAGAGCTGATTGCCATTCACTATAAAGTACACCTCAATTTCGATAATTTCCTTCTAAACTCTTTATTAACCTCACTTTTATTCTTACTTAAATTCAATGGTGGATTAAAATAACTGATTAGCTCTGTTTCAATATTTTCTACATCTTCATCCGTAGCATAATAATACATGATTAAATTATTAAGCATCCATTCAGTTAATGCCTTTTCATATTCTGTAATAAACTTAAAATTTGAAGTTCCTTGATCTTTTAAGCTTTGAACCTTTTCATAGCCAAATAGAACACCTAGGCTTTTTCTCAATGTAGATACTCTCGCTGTTCCATGGAAATGATTGTTATAATCCCTTTTCCGCAATCCTCTACTACCCGAAATGCCAAGATAAATAACTGCTTTACCTTCAAAATATGTATAGGTTAGATTCTCCATAGCTTCAGGTAATACTTCTATTTTATTGATGCAAATTAAATACAATCCTTGCTTATCTGGTAAATCAATTTCCTTATTTATCAAAGGATAAAAAGCATTTTGCTTTAACAGGTTTATAATTTCCATGTTCATTCCACTCATCGTTTATCCTTAAACTTTTCTGGTTGTGAAACTTTCATTTCTAATATGTAACCACATTCTGTACAAATATCTGCTATAATATCAGATCCCAAGGAAAAAAACTTATCAACTGGTCTTATCACCGCATGTCCAGTCAATTTGCCTTTGCCAATTTCTTTACATCCACATTTGGGACATTGAGTAGCTTCCACACAATCACCTCATATGCTTATATTTTAGATAATTATATCATAGATAGTATATCAAAAGGAAAAGAGCCGATTTCTCAGCCCCTAGCTTTTTCTACTGTTTCTGCTATCTTCATGCCCCAGTCTACGCCAGTAAGTTTTCCATCCTCATCCCAAAACAGTTCTAGATCATTTACCATATCAATAATCCTTTTAACATCCTCTTGAGCATCTTCCCACCCCAGCACGTATATTTTTTCTACTGCTGTGGCAATGAGTCCTTCCATCATAATATTTAGTTTTAGTTTGGTCATTCCAATCTCCACCTTTCCATATTTGGTTAGGTAGTACATTACCTCTACTCTCCAAGAAAGTAAAGTTGAAATATATATCCATTTCTTCCATTTATACCTTCGCCTGTGTCGGTTTTCAGTTTACCAATGGTTCAACACTTCCACTTTAAGCAATATCAAGCCTTACAGGGCAAATATGGCAAAAGAAAAAAGGGATGTTACTCCCCATGGATTTGCACATCTTCATTCTCCATTTTTTCAGGTTTTCCATGCCTAAAGGCTCCATTGCCCTCCATATTCTCAAGTAGCTGTTTTCTGATTTCCTTGTACCCATACCCCACCATTCCCAGCCTTGTTAACCAAGTCCTAAATGTGAACTTTTCATTATCTGTGAGTTTGCACTTTGCCGATGCATATTTCTGCTCCTTAGCCTTCTGGTTTATCAATGCCACCAGTTGGATATAAGCATCTCTTTTTTCTTCCCCTTGATAAAAGTTAAAGGTTATCTTTTTCTCATGGAAATCAAATCCGATGCCTCTACAGCACTCTGCCCCTATATCATCAATGGCTGTCCTGAATTCCTCTAAGGTTTCAATTTTTACTTCGTTAATGCCTATGATAAAACTTTCCTCTATGATATCCTCTTCTAATTGAAAGGCTTTACTGATAAGTGGCTGTTTACTGGCTATCATGTTTACAATATTTCTCAAGGTTTCTCCTGTGTGACCTTCCATGGGCAAGGCTACTATAAATTCAATTTCATCTTCAGTTAGTGGCTCCTGCTCACTTTTCTGTTTAATAGCTGCTTCATCTACTTCTTCTATAGCTTCCTTTTCAATCCTTCCATTTATCAGCTTTTCAAATTCCACTTCATTACCTTGTGCAGTTGTAATCTTTCCTGCTTTATCAATTGTATAAATTTCTTCTTCTGCTTCAATCTGAAATGCAAAACTTGGTGCTCCCATGTACTGTGGCTTAACTCCAAAATACTCACCTAATAATCTTACTATTTCTTTTCTATCCATAAAAATCCCTCCATGTGTATTTGTTGTATAACATTAATCACTCAATTAACACACTAAGTCAATACACTTTGAAGGGATTTTTTCCTATTTATTTCTTTACCAAGCAGATTCTATTTCATTGCTATTAATAACTCTATCTCTAAACACAATAAATGTATTTTTAAAGTCGATCTCATCTTTATATTCTTGAAAAATCTTTTTGCAATTTGACCTTATACTTGAAGATAGACTGTCAAAGTTATCACCCATATAATACACTATGAACCCTTTACTCGGATATTTTTTCAAGTTCAAAATATCTTTATAGAATCCATCACCTGTAAAGCAACCTGAGTTACATCCCCATCCAATTTTCACTTCTATAAATGCTTCTACATCATCTATATCTGTTTCTTTAGTGTTAATAATATTTTCTTTGAATATAACTATGTCAGGGACAAAATTTTTTAACTTATATTCCACCCTAACCCTACGTGCATTCATATTTTCAAATGGTGGTATTGAATCTTGTCTCTGTACTTTCATCGAGCCTTGAACTTTATCCTTTAATTTTTCAAATAAGCAGTATTGTGCTTCTCTTTCATTTTGAACAAAATCAAATGGATTCTTTGAAAAATCGTCAAATGTAGCATTAATAGATGAAACTATAACTTCATATAATTTGTTATCCATCAAAATACCCCCCCTAATTATTTATTGGTTACTTATTGTATTTTTAGAATAACATAGCAAAATATATAAATCTAGTTCTCCAATTCTGAATATTTTATTCGATCTCCATCTCTTTCAACAATAACATCATCTCCACTAACGCCATCTTTATAATTTAACTTCATGTGCTAGTAAATCTACACCAAGATAAATTTACCAATTTATTTTTACAAAAAAACATTTCTCTTACGAACAAACATTGGATATATTATCCAAATATTAGTTCTTTAATGTGTCCTAGGTTAATGTCCTTGCCTAACAGCATATTGATATAATAACAGAGATTATGGGATAAGATCTTTGTTCTGAGTCTTGTCATAAGTCCCCATAGAGATTTTGCTAAGACTTTATTGATATTTAGCTGTTCCGTCAATTGTGAAAAGGTAGTCTCAATTCGCCTTCTAAGTTTAAAAATATGTTGGCGAAGCCATTTAGGATAGGGATCTTTACAGTTATTCCTTTTCATAAATATTAGTTGAATTCCCTTTTCTGATTGTAGCTGCGAGGGCAAATGCTTACTAGTGTAACCCTTATCACCTACGATTGTTATGGAATTGTAGTCATCTACTAATTCCCACACAGCTTCTCGATCATCGATATTAGCTGGTGTAAGGATAAAGTCAGTGATAAATCCTTCTATCGTAGTGATAGAATGTAGTTTAAATCCATAGTAGGTTTCTTTTTTAGAAGCACAATACCCATAAGCTGAGTCAACTTTAAAAGATTTATGAAAGCGTGCTCAACCAAACTTACACACGGGAATAGGAATGCTATCTACGAGCCTAAAGGATTTATCCCGAAATCCTAACATGGAAGTTAGTTCCTTACGAATTGCATCAATTACCGAATGTAGTGCTCTACGGGTTCTATTAAAGCGAGTTCTATGGCTAAACCTTGGAAATAAATCCTTTAGGTTCTTCTTACAGAATCCTAACCATGCTTTTTCTGAGTCAATAGTCAGTAGTTCCCCAACAATACTAATGGTAATTATTTCACTATCACTATTAAAATCCGATGTTTTTTAGCAAGTCAAGTGTGGCTTTATTTCTTTGTAATTTTATGATAATACGTTTTTTAGTTATTTCGATTTTATGAACAAAACATTCATATGTAAATCCATTATCTATCTTAAACGCAAAAATTGATGCCCAGTCCTTCGCAATATATCCCACTTCTTCATCTTCTAGTGTTAATATCTTTATAGCATTACTATCATAAGCATTTTCTGGTTCTCGGAGTATCTTTAATTTTTCCCCATGTACTAACTTTTGTGCAATATTAAAACGATTCTTCACATTAATTCCTACAACAGGTACCTCGAAGGAGGTGTCTATTTTACCTGTTTTTTCCCAATTAGAAATACAACTCCCATATTTTTCTTCAAGTAAAGAGTAATAATCCTTATCGATAACAATAATCTTTTCATCCTTAGCTTGTTCTATCGCAGAGGAAACTTTTCTAATACTTCTACTATCCCAAAAGCCTTTCACTTCAAGAATATCAATGCCATTTTCACGTTGTATAAAAAAGTCTGGAATATAGTAACCAATGTCAGTTGCATAACTCTCTGAAGCTATTTCATACTTCCAGTTTGCATTTTGTTTATTCAATATTCTTGCAATATTTGCCTCCCATGAAGATTTAAAGCCGGCTTTAAGATCCTGTCTAAAACCACCAGATGCAGATGAAAAGTCACCGAAATCATCTGATTCAATTGGGAAGCTTCTGATTAGTGAAAGCGAACTAAGTTCCTTGAAATTTTCCATACCACTATAGTAATAAAACCCTATTCTAATTCCTGCATCTTCTGCGGTACGAAATACAACTCTAGCTGGATTATCTTCCAATGTGTATTTTTCATAATGTCTCAGTATACCAGTATAAATATTTATTTCCCTACCGTCATCTAATTGTTTTGAGTATTTTTGAAACTTGAGGTTTTTATAGTATAATATTTTTTCAAACTCTATCTCAGCTTGTTTATTAATGACATAAATAAATTTCATAAACGGTGCATCAATAAATAGCAAATCATGAATATGTAGAATATCAGGAAAATTTATCAAAAAATATTTTACGCACAACCATGTATTCTTATTTTCGTAAAATCTAAAATATTCTTTGGTTTTATACTCAATATTAATTTTTTTTGAAAACCTGATATCAATCCTTTAGCTTCTAAATCATTAAGTTCTTTTTCCAGAGCCTTTCCATAATCTGTTTTGGTGTACTGCTTTAATTTTTCTGGTTCCATGCTTTCTATTAAACGTCTCCAGTATGTATTGTTATTCAAAATCCTCTCTCCTCCTATCAT